CCGCCGAATTACATCTAAATTAATGTAACATAATCCCGCTTTTAAAGATAAGCCAAATAATAACAAAAATACTGATTGTAGTGGGTGCGCTTTCACCACCAACCTAGCTCAACTAGGACGCACTATGACTTAATTTCAACCAATAAAAACCTCCGCAAGAACAAGAGTCTACAATGACAATGCGGTAATTTCCTTTGCTATGTCTCCGTTTTCAAGAGTGGAGACAACACTCTTCCATTTCTTGACTGTAGCTTTTGTCACAGCCAATTCCTTCGCGTCTTTCGAACGCAATTTTTCTTTGTAAGCACGAATTTCATGCACACGAATATCCTCCCCCTTTTTCTCTGATACAAGAGGGAAGAAGGTGTAAGTGAGAGGGGGACCCAATGAGTAATCGTAATTAAAGTCTTCACCAATTGACCGCATTATACGACATCTTGATCGAGCAGAAATGAAAATACCCGAACCGTAATCACAACCCATTGCACCATTGACCGAGATAGAATTGTAATCGATATATGGAGGTGCACCCACACCCGTCGGGACAATCGGAAACTGAGAATAATGGGGAACAGTAAACTCCATGAAACCCTCTCGATCCGGATATGCCTCAACGATTGCTGTACCTAAATAATTAAACACGTCCTGATCTGAGAAATCAATATCATCGTCCCTAACATCGATAGGATAGATAGATCCAACCATAACAGCAGATTTAGTTTCGTTAGCCGTATCGGTAGCAGTCGGATTCAAAGACAACGCAACACGCATACCACCAGTTCTCCACCTATACAACCCAGTAATCCAATCAAACATACCATCAAGTCGCCCGATGAGACGATCGGCCGGAGTGGCCGACCAGTTGGTCTTAAATGGCAACACAATTTCACCCTTCTTGTCACCGGCATAAACCCGCGCGTTAAAGTAATGGTACCGCTTAAGAATTTGTCTGAAAGATACAATTTTCTCCCCAATACCCAAACCGGCAAAATCAGCTTTAGGTTTCGAATCGTTAACAAAGTCCATCTGATCAATTCCGACAATCTTAACATACTTAGTGAAGAAATCATACCCACTAGCCGTGTCCCTGTAGACACCAGCCTTAACGCCCATCAGGAAGACGACGGAGCGATCATCAGCATTCTCCATCCACAAGGGGCCATCAGGTGGCATAGGGAACGCATCACCAGGCTTCCACCTGTAGATAGGCACAGACTTTTCCTGCTCAACCGGGGCAGGAGCAATGACGGTAGTCTGAGCCTCAGCAGCCCCAGCATCAATATCCTGCTGCTCCGCCGGAGTGGGCCGTAAACCCTGATAGAACTTCTCCACCTTCCCAGCCGAATCATTAGGCCAGGTCACACCGGTGACGTCAGTAATCACGCCAAAATCACCAGGCGAATCAAACGCAATCGTCAACTCGCTGGTCACGGGCATGATGGGGTTCGCAAACTCAAAATCATCACCAGCGCGACTCTCAACAATAATTTCAATCGAAGAACTAGCAGTAGAAGGCGCACGCAAAGAATTGATAACTCTAGCATAAATCATACCTATAGGGACAGAATCACACAAGTCCGTATTAGTAGCAGTCTTACCTACACGAAGACAAGATCCCCAATTTAGAGCGTACACAAATGGTACAGTGAATTCAAATTCACACGCATCACGCAAATCCACAACAACCTTATTAACCTTAGTCACATCGATGGAATCTGCAGAAGTGGTCTCCACAGCACCAGGAACAAAGGCAATTTCAAGTCGGCCAGTGTGGAAAGCCGTAGAAACGAATCTCATCTTATACACGATTGACCCACGCCACAGACGGAATAGAGAACCTACATACGACAACATAGTATTGTTCCAATACCTATTCGTACCCGTCTGCACTGGATCACCTACAGGCTTAAGAGTCTTACGACAGCTCAACGGATTAACAGGCCACGACCATATGACAGCGGTAGAAAGATCGGTTTTTGAAAACTTGAATCTATCGGTGTAAATCCACTTTGAAAGAAGATGAGCGAATGACATCTGATCCTCATTTGATCCATCCATCGACCGAGGTCCAATGATCGAATTACGAGCGTCCAACGCCAATACCTTACTCTGACAAACACCGTTAAAATTAGCCATCTCAGCACCAGGAACAACAACAACACGCTCAACATCCTTAACGTTCTGAGGTTTCGAAAATCCAAAAATTTCAGCAACACCAGCGACAGCGTCAGCCAACCAACCGATAGGGCGGATACGACCAGCGAGAGCGGGAACAGCAGCCAAATTGCCTGCAAAATCACTCACTATACGCGCAGTCTTACCAACAACACCAACACGGGAGCCAGCAGTACTGTGCTCAGCATCTGCCATCTGATCGGAACCAATAACACCAAGTCCAGTAGGAACCGAAACCTCAATATTCTCCATACTTAACCAACATGACACATCCACATCATCTCCACCAGTAAGTGGAGAGTATACCTCGACATAGAACGTACCTAGCTCACCGAAAAACGCTATCAAATCGTAGTAATTAAGGGAGGATGCATAGGGGACGAGCAATTCACACGAAGTCTCGGAACGAACATTCAAACTCACACACCTGTAACCCGTCTTTCCACCAAAATGGGAATCATGAGAGGGCGTCTTTGTGAGCGACTCACGAAGAGGAACAAAATACACAAGTAGCATGCCAGCATTAAATGGCTGAGCATTAACCTGAACACGGATCCGAAAATCAGCGCGCAGGAACCGGTGACCGGCCAATTTTTGAGAAATCATAGTCTTCGTGAGAAGCTCTGATGGAATGTTCAAAGTCTTCAATTTATACCCTGCAACATCTGCAGGTTTCCAAATCACATCACCCATGTAAATGGGTCTAGACAAGAAATTTACAACATCGGATTGGTAACGAGACTCCGCCGAACGCTCGGCAGGGAGAATGGAAGACGACTCTCCAACAACAGCTGTTGAGCCAACCTCCTCAAAACGAACAATATCAACGTCGTGAGTGGTAGATTCATGAGCCCCACTCGGCTCAGTAAAAATTTCTGAATCTTGAGGTGAATAATCTTTGTCACACAACATCACCTAATGTTTGCACGACGCACATCGGATAAGTAGCCTATATATTTAGGTGAGCACACACTTATCAATAGAGCTAAACAACTCTCTCACCGCGCTACCCCGCAAAGGTTCGCGCACTCCAGCAGGATTTGCTGCATGGGTCTAACGATGATATAACCCATGCCCCGATCACGGAGTTTTACTTTGTTGCTCTCTCAAGCAACGACATCTGATATCCATCATATGTCAACAGTCTGCACGGGACGCGCGTAGCCAAAACAGCCTGCGCCGCCCGAAATCTCACCATCACCTCATTGAACACACTCCTTGGATGAAGAGCGAGCTCCTCGGCCGCCTCCTCGAGCACCTCCGCACACAACTCCCACTGATTACGCTTGCCGCGGATCCAACACGGCATCTCGCGGATGACAGCAATATCGAGCGGTGCGCGATAGCGCCCAGTCACGTGATCAAGCAAGAACCACCTCTTCAAAAACTTGATCTCATCCAACCTCCGGTACTCCGACACCTCCCCAAGCTTCAACTCGTCGGTATATGTCATACCCAACAGGGCAAAGCCCTCTGTTATGGTCTCCATGTTGAACCATGAGTGAATCTCATCAGACACATTCCAGACATCATCATCACCGTAGCATATAAACGCAATATGCTCACGGTACGTCTTCATTGTAACAAATTGTCCATTCACCATTCCAACACTCAAATAAACATACCTAGCAGCTATACAGTGATATACAGAATTCAGAATCGTCGTAATCGGACAACCCGAAGGATTTGAGTGTGTCCACTCATAGCATTCCGTGCCATTCACGTGGATCGAGTACACGACATCGGACCACAGACACCGTCTCACAACAGCGTCATTCGGGTCATACCCAGGCCACCGACGATAGAACGCCTCGATCACATCAAGCACTCGCCACATTATCTCAGCACACAATGTTCCATCATAATTTGCGAAGTCACCCGCAAGGACGCCGAGTCCCCGACTCTGCATCCTCGTAGCAATCCGATGCCAATCAAAACTGTAGACATTCACACCAACAGCAATCTCGTTATCTATACGACCCCTCATCGTCTGCGCAATGAATGCCATGAAATACTGGCGAAAGATCACCGTAAAAACCTGACACCCCACAGAAAACATCCTCGTCTTGCCACTCTGCACCTTCGCTATCGGTCTACGTTCGTCCTTGAGAGAATCCTCCCACTTGACACACAAACGCTCACCACGCTCCAACTTTGACATGTACAAATCACGCACACGCAACACACCCGGGTGATCGAAAATGTATTCCTGATCTCGCCCAAAATATTGGGCCTTTCCACCACCGCTTTTGTCCCAGCCGTAGCCTGGACTCGTGCGCCGATTAAGAGGAGGGAAGAGGGCATCACCAGGAACGCCCGCGATGGCAACCTCCCAACTCCGAACAACGGGAACCACACCGAGATCAGCAGTCGAAATCATCTGCTCAACATCATTCACACACTCATTCAGGATAACTTCATCCAATATCGGGTTCACACGCAACGCAACCTTCTCGCGAGCCAAAACCATTGGCCTGACTATCTCTCCATCCCGCACGAAAGGCGCGAGATGGGCCGGACGCGTGACGGGCGTCCACAACTGATCTGCAATAACGGACTTATAGATGTTGGACTTGCCGTTCGTATATACAGGACGCGAATCACGCCCAACATACAGCTGATTGGAAAAATCATCAGGGGCATCGCATTGGTCCGTACCCGTCACATCCACTGCTATCAAGCTCTCTGTCGATCTTACATGCAGATACGCGAGATATGCATTGACCGTCTCCATGGATATAGGCTGAGCGATAGCAGGCATCGTATCGTCCTTCACGCCGCCACTATGAATGGCCACAATCTTTCGCGTGAACGAGGGATCATTCACAATCACAACGCCTCCACATTCACCACGCTCCGTATCACAGCCGTACGAGTAATAATTTCGCATGCGCCGGTACACGGCGCCATCAACAGCAGCCGAGTACCATGAATCGTGCGCAACGAGCTTATCAGATGTTTTGATCGTAATTACGGGCTGCGAACTACGCGCATCATGAGCAACCATCGAAACCCGCCCAAGGGACGTGAATTTGCCCATGTCAGCGCGCTCAATAATGTGGGATCTCATATCACGATGCTGGTTTACACACGGTGGGAACTCGACAAGCATCAGGTCTTTGAGCTCGTCTCCCTCATCGCGCGGGTACGCGAACACCAGCTGGCGCTGTTTGAACAAGAATCCAACAGGGTTGTGCTGTGAGCGGATTCGCCACTCCGTGTCGCCAGGCCCAGTCATGGCCCTCATCAGATGTCTGTTGACGATTGCGATTCGCCCGAAAATGAAAAACACCTGCAATCTCTTGACCCATTCGCCCTCCACCTTCTGCTCAAGCACGTACAAATTCTTTTGTACCGCACGTGCGAGCTCATACGCGTTTCCATCGACACATGCCTCATCCGAACCACCTGACTCAATATTCACTCTCTTAGCTCCTTTGTCCGTCGTATTGTACGCCTCAACATTAATACGCCTCGCACCCTTATCGGTATTGGAGTATGCTTCATCATTCACCTGCGGCTCTCTTGACCAAAACCACCAAACAACAAGACCAACAGCCACACCGACGGCTGCGATACACGCAGCGATCATGGACCACGAAGGGCCCAGATCCCATTCACACTCAGGCTCTTCATACAATCTCTCCAAGCAATCGGCCAGGTCACCCTGCTTGTCACGGAACTCACGGAATGCAGTCTCAACATCAGACCAAGGCGTCGTGCAATTGTGATCGTCACAATAGTGCACTTTGACACCCTGCTCCTCAGCGGCGCGCAGCAACTGCGCAACAGCGCGATCCTCCGATCCGCGCATCCACAATTCCATGAAACGAGACATAGCCGATTCCATTCCAATCATGCTTGAAAATTTGAAACATGGCACGACACCAAG